AGATCGAAGTCAGGCTCAGATAGATCGTTACTCACCTTAGTTATTCTTGCAAGTAGGCCAGGTGTGTCGTAGCCTGCTTGACGATCCCATGTCAGCCATTCACTGTAGTTGGTGAATGGATTCCATGGATTGTCTGTAGTCGTAAGCATCGACTCGTCACCCACTATCACTCACCACCTTACGATGTAGTGCTGAATTGAGAGTACTAACAGACACGCCCAAGGACTCTGCTACTTCGGCCTGTGTGTATCCAGATACGAGCCTAGCTTTAGCTATTGCTAGCTTAGAAGCATTGATCTCACGTACAGCGCGTGGTGTGGCCAATTCACGAATGCGATCTAGATCAGCATTGTCAAGGATCTGACTTAGCTTGTGTGTCGTGATCGCGCCTGCTTGTATGGCTTTCCACTCGTCGTCAGTGATTACGATCTGTTGCTTCTTTGCTCCGACCCTATTACGTGCTGCCTGAAGAGCTTGACCTTTGATCTTCCTAACATCGTCTGATTCCATGCCAGGGTTGTCGCGCATCTTCGCAGCTACCACGCCGTTAGCGATGAGCTGGGCCTGTCGTTCTAGAGGGCTGTTCTTGAGAGCGATGTTTAGCTTCGAGTTCAGGGATGCCACTTCATGAGCGTACGTCTTAGAAGCGCTTTCATTGTGGACTAGTCCCTTAGTTCTAGTGAGTTCTAGTCGTGCCTCATTGGCTAGGCTCTTAAGCGCGTTGCTGTGATCGGCGTAGATTCCTTCGATTGGAGTGCCGCTTGACAGGGTGTGTGCGTCACGCGTCTCGAGCAAAGGCTTAGACGAAGAAAGCTCATGGATCGTCTTGCCTGTTTCCTTGTCGACATAGCTAGCGCCCGTCTTAACATAGACGAGTTCTCCGGTATTCCTGTCAATCGGACCGCCTTCTGAAGCTCGTCGCAATACCTTCTGAGGAACCTTAATCTCAGCGTTACCGGATTTTGAGATTATGGTGGAAGCACCAGAAAGCCGTCCTGTTGGACCACGCCCTTGATACTTCTCTTTAAGCGACGCTATGCCGTTGTCGATGTACGACTGACGGTAGTTCAGTTTGTGTTTCTCGGCGTCTATGACAACCATACTATGACGAACTGCACGAGCGATCTCGTCAGGATGAGCCTTCTGGATTGTCATGTCCGTAATGAGATTCGAGACGTCGCCCATCTGCTGTTGCTTAGCGCGAGGCGTCATCTCCGGCATGCCCTCGTATGCAGGATACGCCTGCTTTGGATCGAAGCCTTCTAGTTGCTTCAGTGGCGACGAGGTCTTCACCTGACGATTTTTGTTTGGTATGACCAAGACGGTGTCGCCGTCAAAGTCAGCACCAGAAAGTCTTTCAGCAACCTTGGGGTGAATCCCGACCGCGTCAATTGCATTTCCGAGTGACGCCTTGGACTCGGCATGCTTATTGTTTACCGTAACTTCAGGAATCTCGAACGTTCCGCCATGAGGGAAGCGGATTAGAACTACTTTTTCGCCATTCTTGTAGTTTGGCGCGTAGACTTCATTCTCTTTTAGCGACTCCACAGGAAGGATGACATGCGTTCCCTGTCCGGGTAGCGCTGCAGCCTTCAAGTGAACGGACGCCGAATCGGCCCCATCCGCAAACGCCTTTAGAAGGCGAGCTTTTACGACAGGGTTGGTAATCGATCTGATCTCTTCAAGGTCTTGCTGACGACTCTGAAGCGCCAAGCCCAGCTGTCGCTTGGCGAGCGAGTCATCCTGCTTAGACAAGACCTGACTGGACAAGGTTCGGGACCAGTCTTTCCAGTCACCTTCCTCGTTTACGATGTTAATGGCCGATAGTTGCTTCTTGCCCTGAGCATCGATGTAGTGCCGCTGTCGAACGACGGATCCGAACGGGCTATCGGCATCGTCCTTAATATCCTTCAGGGCATCATGCTTGTTCCCTGTATCGGACTTGTTTGTATTGAACTGAAGATCGACACCTTCAGGGAGATCGGCCTTATACATGGCCATACCCTTTAGATAATGAGTCTTGTCGACCGCTATACGAACTTGGGCATACTTGGAGGAACCTAGCGAAACGTCGTCAACGCCAGGACGAATGTAAATAACACCATCGGCAGCGGTTCCTCCTTGTTCGGCATAGCGTATCGAAAGACGCTTAGAGTCGACACTTCGTGGCGGCTCGATGCCAAGGTATGTACGGCCGCCATCTTCGCTGTAAGCTGCTACAGTTCCAATTCGGTCAGGATTCTTGACGATGTCAACGTACTTAGTGCCTGGTGGCGAAAGCACTTTAACTGTAGTCTTGTTCCCAGTACCTAGCTGATTAACCTGGATATTATGAAGCTCATATCCTTGCTGCCGAAGAATAGTGACGGCCGCAGCAAGCCGAGTTGCGGAGATCCCGAGATGGTTTTCCGTGCCACTGCCAACGTCGAGATAATGCGTGGCGTCAATCTTGGACTTTAGAAGTTCGGACGTGCTTGACAAGATTTTCCGCTTGTCTGACTGGGAAGCCTTGAGAAGCCCGCGAACCGAAGACTCTGGAATGTTCATGCGCTGCCCGATGGCAACGTTCGACATCCTCTTTTCCTTGAGTCGCACAGCTTGCGCTATATCGGCATTAGTCTTGATATTGCGGGCGATGGTATACTGAGCTCGCAACTCTGTTGTAGTAAGTCCAAGGCCTTCAGCAATCGTCTTCTCAGGAACGCCTTGCTTCTTAAGATCATTGACGTGTCCCAGCAAGCTTCTGCTGTGCTGCTCATCGTCCTGTCCTGATCCCCACGGATAGCGACCCGAACGGCGAAGGACACCATAGTGAAAGAGCTCGTCTGCGTCGTCAGCCACTGTATCCTCCCGCCTTGATATTTTCGATCATCTGGTCGAAACTAATGATCTTGCTCATTATGTGAGCGATGTCATCTAGTTCAGGAATAAGGACCTTGACTTCATCATTCTGGTAGATTCTAAGCTCTGTCTCTATCATGCCGGGTTTGATGCCATACTCGAGGCAGAACAAAGCGACGTAAATCATAAGCTGGTTGAACGAACCGTCGTTGACGCCCGTCTTAAGATCGTGAACCCTTAGCTTTTTCTCATCAAACGCAATTGTGTCTGGAGTACCATAACAGTTCTCCGAGTAGAAGAGAATCTGCTCAGAGCTCATCCGGTATCCGATTGCATCATTCACGTAAGCGTTTAGCGTCCTACCATCTCGGGGAAGCCCAATGCCTAGAGTGATAGCCTGATGAGCAAAGGCGTGAAGTTCAGAGCCTCGTCTGGCCACTTGCGCGTTGTAGTACGATTCGGTCAGCTTGTCTGCATCGTAGTTGATCCAGTGCCACTTGCTGGCGCTGAGAAACGCGTGTCGTCCCGCTAGACTCGAATGCTCGTTGAAGCGCATCCAGAACGTCCCCCTCGTTCTCAGGATAAATGAATGCCGCGAAAGACATGCTATCCATGAGAAGGACGTAGTCTTCCTGGTTTGGCTGCAGCGGCGCCTGACGATATGCTTTCACTTCAAGAGCGGCCCACATGTCCTGCCAGAGAATCAGCAGATCTGGAATCCCCTGCATGTAGTTTGGATCATTCTTGATGACGATGCACCCAGGGAACGCACACTCGAGACGGCGTATCAAACCACGCTGGTACACGTTTTCACGATTCATACTAAAGTTCCTCTCCGTGAAAGAGAGAATGCGTGTGGTTTGAGCACAGGCATTCTGTTCCTTCTATTAGAGGCCACGTATTTCATGCGATGCTCGACTACGGTCGAATGCATATACGTAGTTTAAAGGACAAACTGACGTTGTGATACTTGTGATAAAAAAAGTTAAATTTTTAAAAAGTTTTAAAATTAAACTGTAACGTATGTCCGTGACCTGCTATTATATACTTACTTACTTACTACTACTATATAAAAAAAAGTATCACAAGTATCACAACCCTGGGCTGACCTGCGACAATAGCCAGATCAACCCATCACAAAAGTATCACGCGGCTCCGAAAAGTATCACATTTTCGCGATTTTTTAAGCCCATGCGCGCATCGCAGCCGTCTCATTGAAGTTCTTCTTCTCCTGAAGAGCCTTATAGACGGCCAAGTCGATCATAGACCCTCCTCTGAACAGGTAGTGATTTATCACATCGTATGGAGTATTCAGTCTATCAGTCCTTCCTTTTGCCTGCTCGAACATCCTGTAGCTGTACGGGAGGCTGTAGAATATAGTCGTGTCTGTCGTGATGCAGTTCCATCCTTCAGCCCCCGAATTGTACTGAACCAGGTAAACCCACGATTCTCCATCAGGAACAGGTTCGTGCTTATGCCCGTTCCATTCCGCAACTACAAACGACCCGAGGGTTTCTGGGATCCTTGACGTATACCCACGTTCCTCCGCAGTTACCATGATCGATCCAGAATTCGCTCCAGTCTCGGTGTTCTCCGACTGCTGGTTCGAAGTCTCCTGGCTCCATACTTCTTCCTCTTCCGCTAGGGTTCTGAGAATCTCGAGCTCGTAGTCGAAGTTGTAGAATATGATCATCCGCGGGTGCTGGATCAGCAAGTCGCGAACTGCCACAAGCCTGCTCGGGTGAGTGTACGCAACTTTCCGCATTAGCGCGAATAGTTCCGCAACATGCTTCACCGGCCGTTGCTTCTCGAAGTTCCATCGCCTGCGCCAGACCAGGTCGAACAGCTCGCGATCATACTCCACGAATACGTCAATACTCTTACGAGTCGTGTGCTTCTCGAACGGCATCTCTACGAGTATGCTCCGCAAGTG